ACTCGTTTTGTTGCAACTCAGACTCGACGTAGTTTTTGACGTAGTCCTCAAATTCTACCAAGTCTTCTGCCAGCATGGTTTCTGCTTCCTCTTGCGTGCAGGTATCGCCATCCGACACACCAGCCGTGTGGCCATAACCGATTGTTGGGACATCTGCTGAGCATCTGTACGCAGTCAATTCGCACCCTTCAAATGACTTGATTAGAGATATGCCTTCCTGACTTGTTTTTAATTCATTGTTCATCTTTTACATCCTGTTCTTCTTCATCCGCTTCTCGGTAATACTTTACAATGCTAAGCACCTGTCTCAAATATCTTTTCACATCGGCCATGTTAGTTGAAAGATTTTCGTAGCCTTTTGTCGTCAAGGCATACCAGACGTTGGTAGGCGCATTTCCCTCGTTTAAGTCGTCTAAATACTCTTGCATCAGCTCAGCATTTAGCACAGTCCACTCAACAGGAACAGAATCAATATTGTTAGGCAGTGGGGGATGATACATTGGCGCTTGCTTGACTACCGTAACAACCTCTATGGGCTTAACCTCTGGTATCTCCCGGCCAGAACCCAGTATTGAACAACCGCTAACCAGCAGAAGGATTAGTAATAGACTCAGTTTCATCAAATTGATACGGATCGGTGATTGTTTTAAGGTCATTTAGCACCTGTTTTGTGCCTCTGTTTATGATGTTTTCTATAAGCTTAGGCTTCCTGACTGACAACACATCGAGCGAGTGCCGCGACCACTTTTTTCTGATATCAGCGACCTCGTTTTGCGCTTCCATATTTTCTCTCTGTAGTCGTTCAACTTGAGCAATCATAAGATTATGGTTTTCAATGGTTTGTTTCAGGTTGTTGTTTTGTTCTTCAATAGTACCTTCAAGCGTTTTTTGGTTCTGAATGGATTGTTCTAACCTTATTTGGAACGAATCCAATTCAGCCTGAGATTTGTCATAGTATAGTTTGAAAGCCCCTGCCAAAAAGACTAGAGCTATACCCAAGCCAATACTTAATTTAAACCCCATGTTTACACCAAAAAATTTATATTGTTAACAGCTCTTGTTTGCTGCATCTCCACTTTACCATTTTTTGCAATGTACAGGGTAGTGTTGAGCTGTTCGACTCTTTGTCTGCGCTCTTCAACTTGCAAGTCGTCCATAAGTCTCTGATACTTTTGTTCTGCCACTTGCCGCCACGCAATTTGATTTGTTGGTGTTGTTGATCCTATATCCATTATTTAAAAATCAGTATGATCCCTCCGATAAGTATAAATGCACAAAGTAACCCTATAGCGGTCACCCCCATAATTAACCAAATCTGTTGAACCATCTTCTTTCTGGCAGCAGCTCTAGCTTTTATCGCCTCCATCTGTCGTTTGTGTGCAGCTTTTTGTTGAGCTTTAGCAGATTCCCAGCGTTGCAATAATGCAGGATCGTGTATCACTAACATGTCGTGCAACGATTTTTCCCATTGATCCCTTCTGTGTTTGATGCTTTCGAGTTTTAAAAGTTCTTGAGATGACAAATTGTTAATTACTGAGTCTTTCTTATCACGCTCGAAAGAATCCAACGCATCAGAAAACCCTTGCATCAACTCAACAGCTTTTGCGGCTCCATCTCCAACCTCGTTCAGTTTGTTAATAGCGGTGCTGATGGTGCTGAGGATTGCACCGGCTGCTGCTACACTCTCAATTATCATGGTAAAGCTCTACGGTTTTCTAGACATGTAGGCGGTAGCGCCGAAGTACAACCCTATAATCGAAGCTTGTGAAAGGAAGAGCATGTCGGAGAGAGCAGAAAGAGTGCTAAGCCTTTCTTCTGGGACAAAAGGAAACAAAGGCAGCAAGGAGTACAAAACCATAGAAGACATGGCAACCCAAGCTATTCTGCGCTGACTATCTTGCTTCTCTTCGCGCAGATCCAACTCAATCATCTGAGTTGCGCGAGAGAGTTCCTCGTCGTCCACAACTCCATCCGCGTCTAAATCGTATTTTGCCCAAATTGAATTCTCTTGTAATTTCTTAGGCATTTTTTTTCAGCCGTTGTTGACGATAGAACGCCATATATTCATCCCATCGCACAAATTGTTTTTTTTCGTGTAGGTAAAATAAACCTTCATAAATGCTCATGGTCAATCCCAAAACTTTTGATTAGCCCCAGCCATCACTGGTTTACAGTATGCAGTAATATTGTGTTGCTTGATACCACCTCTACAACGAGAGTCTCTACAATTGTGTTCGATCCAGTAAGCAAACTGCTGACAACGGTGGATGTCTCGAAACAACATTTGCTCTGAGCCTTGCGCCACATTGCCTTCTATAACGGTTATCAACATGAAAGCTAAGATTGCGCCCTGCATAGGTCATAGAAACTTGGATGCTACAATCGTTACAATCATAAAGGGATAAACTCCCCAAAGTAACATTTCTAGCTTTTTGAACTTTTCAGAACCTTCCTCAAGCCGTTTCTCGATGTACTCGTACCGCAAAGCACATTCTCGTTCATGCGCCTTCAGTTCTGTACGCCTAATGTACATCTCCTCCAGCGAGTCAGACATTAATCAGACCTTTTTACGAACCGGATAGGGTTGGTTGTGCCGCCTTCTTTCGCTTTGCCAATATTCAAAGCAACCATTTCAATCACTGGATAAATATATTTACCCATGAATTCGTTGTCTTTTGGCGTTGGAGTAGCAGCGCAAATTGCGCTGCTGATCGTTACAAAAAGGCTAACATATATCAGTAAGTCTGCAAGGAAGTCCATTTTTTATCCTTTCGGTTTTATTCAGAAGAAGCCTCAACCCTTGGCTCTTCATTTTCAATGTGAGCTACATTGTCTTCTGTGGGCGCTTGCTCTTTCAATTCAGCATGAAATCGCTCGCGCATAGCTCCAATTACGGCTAATTGATCTCCAGCAAAAAGACCTTGTTTTGCTGCTCCATCAATTAAAGTAATAACATTCGCTAAATCGGAAGTTTGTATAAATTTAGTTTCCATTTATGCCAAACCTCCCGCTTGTGCATCAACAAAAGCTTTGTGTGCTGCCTTAGCCTCGTCAGTAAAATAGATCTCAGCGAGCTTTTTTACCGCATCAGACTGACCGCTGACATCTGAATTTGGGTCAAGAACGTGCCTATGAAAATTTCTAGACAATTCGACTCCATCGTCTTTTACAATCGTGGCTGTACGCACCTGAATGTTTGTCCAAGTTTGTACTGCAAGAAGCTCGATCTTATCTTCTTGAATTACTTTTTCTAAAGCCATAGTTTTCTCCTTGTGTGTCTGTGCCTACTGTCCAGCAGGCATAAGTTTGAAAATTTTATGAGTCTGTAACGAACTCTCCACCCACCATAACGTATTTGCTACTACCATTAATGTAAGAAGCTAGGGCAGTGCTGTTTTCATCCACAAAAACCGCATTTGTATTGCTGACGTTCACATAACCGCCTGTGCTGTTACCGTCTACACCAGTGCCATGTACAAACTGAAACAATGTGTAACCGTTCCCTGTAGTCGTAAAAGGAAGCCCTGTTAAAGTTGCATTTCCACTAGAATTAGCAATCGTAGATTGCCCTGAATACCAATAAAACCTTACGAGCTGACCAATTTTTGTATAGTAGGCAGTATGGTTGCCACCAGAAAAGTCACCTCCATCCGTGTCTATAGTGAACGAGCCTTCCTCATAGTCTGTTAGCGTGTTGGCTGCTGCGGTGTCACCGCCAAATAAAAGTCCAGAGCTGGAAACCCTTACTGAAGTCGAGCCGCCAGCAATAAAATTCATGAGATCCTGAGAGTGACTGTATTCAACCTGACCTACAATAGTGCTTTCGCTATCTGCAAAAAATATAGAGCCATTTGAAGAAGATCCAGACGCAATAGTCATTCCCGCACTGCCTGAAGACTCTATAAAAAGATCGTCCGCATTTGCATGGGCAGATGCTCCAGAATCACTCACATAAATATGCATCTTATAATCAGGAGAGACTCCCAGCCCCAGATTTCCAGAATCCAATAGCAGCATACGGAGTGCATCATTTGCAAAGTTGTTAAACTGTACTCCACCGCCTGACTTTCCGGGTCTGATCACAGTGTGGTCATTTGCATCGTTTGTAATTCTTGGAGTAACAGTATTGCCAGCATTATTTTCAATGTAGTAGCCTTGAGTCGCTCCTGACTGAGTTACAACAGGATGTTCAAAGGTCGCTGTTCCACCAGCAGAAATAGTCAACCTAGCTGTTGCTGTTTCCGCTCCATCAGACGTGGTGCTAAATACAAGTTTTCCGGGCATATCATTAGTACCCGGAGTTCCATCTACAATCGCTTGTATTGAAGCACCTACTGGAGCAAGGTCACCACCATCTGCCCCTGCAAACATCACCTGACCAAGAATGTCACCATCTTGAACTACGGTGGTTGCAGCTACAGAAGTACCCCTGCTTTTAGATAAAATTAAATAAGGGCCACCAGTATCATTTGAATTTCTTGTGGCGCTAATAGAGCTAGTAGCAGAACCAGTACCATGAACTTGCACCGTTGGTGCCACACCAGCTTGGCTTACACTAGCACTATGATTGACTAGTAGTTTCCCATCTCCTTGAACCTTAAAATAAACTGAAGCATTTGCATGGTCACGAACACTGAAAGATTCATCGGCAGATGTACTGCCCGCACGAACAACTAAACCATAGTTCCTTCCATCAGTAGCTTCGTTATTACGAACAAATAGGGCATAAGCGTCATCAGCCACACCGTCTGCGGGATCGATTACGACTTTCCCGGATAATGTAGATTGTAAGTTTTCGTCAATGCTGATTGCTGGCGTAGTGCCTACTGTTGATCCTAATCCAATTAATAAGTCATCAGCAGAGTCATCTAAACCTATATAAAAGTCTTGAGCGTTCCCATCAAAAACCAACGAAGTATCTTCTGCTGCACCATTTCCAATTCTAAAATTAGTACCAACGCTTAAATTGTCAAAAGCCTCAGTGACAGCAGCACCACTACCTGCGCCATCGAGATAAACAACTTTCACATAACCATTAGGGATAGTTATTTCTGCGCCAGAACCTTGTTTGATGATGATGTTTTGTGAGCCTGAAGTTGCGTTTTCTATAATGTGAACGCGGCTCATGGTGTTTGGGCCGATAGTAATAGTACAGGCAGAATCAAGGGTTCCCGTGTACTTGATATACATAGCTCTGCCGGGGTCAGTTGAACCATCAGCTACTGTCGTTGCATGGGTATCAGCATTAGTTGTTATGCCTTCTGTCCCATAACCTAGAGCCTCACCGATCAGCTCTAAATTTGTATTTGTCTCAGTTCCCCACGTTCCGCTGGATTCTCCAGTGCCGATCTCCTTCAGGCGCAGGTCATTAACGTACGTTGCCATGTTATAAATCTCCTTTATGCATTATAGCAAAAGTCAATTAAGCCGCATCCCGGCCTGCCTCTATTTCTTCATAGTTTGGCGTTTGACTGGTACTTACCGCACTATAACTTGCAGTTTGACTGTCGTCTATTGTAGCGTAATTCGCCGTTTGTGCTGTATCTATTTCTCCGTAGATCAGGAATGTGCCAATAGAGAAAGTTGAAACGACCCCTGTCGGGCTGATATTAGCCTTCCCAGAGGTAGTCACGCTGCCCAAATCAGAAGTAATTGACTGGCCAGTGACCTCGACTACTTCGTTTTCATGAATAATGACTGAGCCTAATGCGCTAGTTATTCCTAACCCAGTCAGGGTTACATTTGCCTTGGCAGATACTGTAGGAGCGCCTAAGCCACTGGTGATTGCTAGTCCAGTAAGGGTGACATTTGCGTCAGCCGTAGTGGTGACAGAGCCTAGCCCGGAAGTGATAGCAAGACCAGTTACAGTGACATTGTTGTCGCAAGTGGTTGTAACAGATCCAAGCCCAGAGGTAATTGCCTGACCCGTAGGCTCAACGGGTAAAGCAGTACCCCAAGCGCCTTCGTTCCATGTGCCTCGGCCCCAACCGTTGATATTAGCCATCAGCTAAGATCCGACTTCGCGCTTTCTAGATTTGTCTTGATCCCGGTCAGTTCTTCGCGCACAGGGCTAGTGATAAAATCAAGCAAAAGGATTGCATCGATCTTTTCTATCTGTGCCTGTATGTTGTCTTTTATGGTCATAATCTAGTCGTAGCATTATAACCCATAAAAAACAACTAGGAAGCGACTCCCTGAAACTTGCGAGCTATAATCTTTTGCACTTTTGTGGGCGTAAAGTTCTCAAAGCCTGCGTGGGTGTTTGCTACCTGCTTGGCAATACGCCTAGCACCCAGACCGCGCTGCCTGCACTTTTCAATCGTCCTCAAGACGGCCTGCTCTTCAGGAATC